AAATCGCCGATCCCGATCCCTCCGTCGATCTCGGCCGCGACAACAAAGGCGACATGGAGCGCATGGACGCCAACCTCCTCACCGCCGCAGATTACATCGAAGCCCGCTACGGTCACGACGCCGACACCGTCCGCAAAGCCAGCGTCCGCGAAAAAATCGACCTCGTCGCCTACGCGGTGGACTACGGCAAACAAGTCAACGTCCCCGCCTCCATCGCCACCATCCTCGCCATCCCATCCCCCAAACTCCAGGCCGCCTCCGGCCTCGTCGCCGCCCTCAGCCCCGAAACCATCGCCGCCGATCTCGCCGCCGCTTCTGCGCCTGCGGCTTAATGCTCCCGCTTTGACATACCAGAACCCATGTGAAAAACACATGGTTCAACATCGCCCGCAATGCGGCCTCCACCGACTCCATCACCATCGACATCCACGATGAAATCGGTTACTGGGGCGTCACCGCCAAAGACTTCGTCGCCCAGCTCAAAGCCGTCAGCGGCATCCAAAACATCACGCTGAATCTTGATTGCCCCGGCGGCGACTGCAATGACGGCTTCACCATCTACGACGCCCTCAAAAACTCCGGCGCGCAGATCACCGTCAACATCACCGGCCTCGCCGCCTCCATGGCCAGCGTCATCATGCTCGCCGGAAACACCATCCGCATCGCCGAAAACGGCCGCGTCATGATCCACCGCGTCACCGGCGGCGCCGTTGGCAACACCGACGATCTCGCCGCCGCCGCCTCCATCACCAAGCAGTTCGAAGACCGCATCGTCTCCCTCTACGTCGCCCGCACCGGCAAAGACGAAACCGCCATCCGCGATCTCATGAAAGCCGAGCTCGGCACCTGGTTCTTCGGCCAGGAAGCCGTCGATGCCGGCTTCGCCGACAGCATCATCACCGGAGCCAAGGCCAAAGCCTTCCAGCCCAAGTGGGCCAACAAGTTCCGCATGCTCCCCGCCGCCCTCTTTGACACCCCATCTCCAGCTACGCCACCGCGCATCTCCATGAAAAACCTCATCAAACTCGCCGCCCTCCTCGGTGTCACCGGAATCCCGGCTGATGCCACCGAAGCCCAATTCGAAGCCGCTTTGGACGCCCACAAACCCAAAGACAAAAACGTCGTCATCGACTTCGAAGACGAAGCCGTGAAGACCGCCTTCAAAAACTTCATCACCACCGAGACCAAAACTCTCACCGACAAAATCACCGCCGTTGAAGCCGAAAACACCCGCCTCTACGCCCTCATCAAAAACGGCGCCGCAGGCTCCGCCGGAGGCAATCCCCCCATCGCAGGCGCAGGCGGTGCCGGAGCCAGCGTCAAAACCATCACCCAGGCTGAGTTCGACGCCATGAACCACATCGACCGCAACGCCTTCATGGCCGCCAAAGGAAAAATCATCCGCTGATTCATCCGCACTTCAGAACCCAGCAGCACACACCCCCACTCCAAAACTCAGACAAATGAAAACGTTCCGCCTCCTCAATCTCGTTGCCTTCCTCGTTGCCCTCATCGGCCTCACCCTCCACGCGCATTCCCTCTTCGGTCCCATCGGAGCCGCTGGCACCTTCGCCGTTGCCTTCTTCATCGGAGCCAACATGCTCGACACCAACTGGACGCCCCGCGCCCGTTGCGCCACCAACGACATCTCCATGACCGGCCTCACCGAGATCATGTATGCCGCCCGTGATCAAGTCGCCGCAGAGCCCTGCGGCTTCGCTCAAGGCGTCATGGTGAATTCCGAAGCCACCGGCGTCAGCACCGGCGGCACCGTCACCTCTCTGCGCACACAGCAGCCCACCGTGGAAACCAGTTACACTCCGGCCATGACTCCGCCGGATGCCACTGATCTCACCACAGACACGGAATCCATGACGCTTGATCTCGTGGCCGGCACCAGCATTCCTTTGAAAGGTGAAACATACCTCAAGCTCGCCAACACCGTCGGTGCTGAAGCCGCTTTGCAGCAGCTCATGGCTCAGGGCATCCGCACCATCCGCAACCAGATCGAAACCAAGATCGGCATTGCCGCCAAAAACGGCGCATCCCGCGCCACCGGCACCGCAGGCACCACGCCCTTCGCTTCGAACATCAACAGCCTCAATGCGGTTCGTCAGATCCTCGAAGACAACGGTGCTCCGATGAATGATGGAAATCTCTCCCTCATCATCAATACCCTGGCTGGCACCAATCTGCGGAACCTCTCCAACATCACCAAAGCCAACGAAGCCGGCAGTGATGTCCCTCTCCGCCGTGGTGAGCTGCTCAATTTGAGCGGCTTCTCCATCCGCACCTCTGCAGGTGTGGCCTCCCATACCGCAGGTGCTGGCGCTGGTTATGACCTCACGGGCGCACATGCCATTGCTTCCACCACGCTGGGTCTCGAAGGCGGCACCGTGAACACCACCGGCTTTGTCGCCGGTGATGTCATCGCCCTCGACACCGACACCGCGAACAAATACGTGGTGAAGACCGGACTCACCGCCACCTCCGGCGATCTGATCATCAATCACCCCGGTCTGCGCGTGGCCGGCACCACCGCTTCAGAGCTCACCATCGGTGCCAGCTACACCGGCAACATCGCCTACCACAAGAGCGCCATCGAGCTCGCCATGCGCCCGCCAGCACAGCCCCCAGGTGGCGATGCCGGAGAGCACACCGTCCTCTACGATCCCGTCACCGGCCTCGTCTTCGACATGGCTCTCTACAAAGGCTACGGCATGAACGTCATCAAGATCTTCGTCTTCTACGGCATCAAAGTCTGGAAGCCCGAGTTCGTCGCCACGCTCCTCGGTTAATCGGTTTTTCAGTGGTAGATAGCGTTCATGCAAAGCCCGGTTCTCTCACGAGGACCGGGCTTTTTTTGACACCCGCCCAAACCCATGGCTAAAGACCCCGCTCCAACCAAAACCCCCAAGCCCACCCTTCCCACCGTTGAATGGAAGACCCTCTTCTTTCACCCCGATGAAATGGCCCGCGCCCTCACCCTCTGCGAAACCGATGGATGGGAAGTGAAGCACATCGTCTCCTGTGGCCACACCTTTGAGCGCGCCGCCTATCTCCGCCGTTCTCTTTGACATCCCATCCCCATCACCGCTGAAACAGTGCAGCGGTCTTCATAGGGCTACTCACGCGCCGTTCCTTTTGGTTGGGGGAACGGCGCGTTTTTTCATGCTTTGACACCGCGCTTCCCGCATGTCCGCAGACGCCGCCCAGATCGCCGCCGAAAAACTCCACGCCAAAAATGTAGGTAAACCCGGCACCCTCCTCATCGACGGACTCCGCTGCAAAGCCCGCATCTTCACCGAGCGCGGCACCAACTACACCGAACTCGGCGGCAAAATCCAGCATTGCAAAATCAGCGCCGTCATCCTCTGCTCACTCCTCCCCAAAGCCCGCGTCCTCACCGCCACCGGAGAGACCCGCCCCCAGCTCATCACCCACCTCGAAACCAGCACCCAATACCGCATCGACACCGGCGGCGTCGATCTCTCCCCCCACGGCGTCTACTGGACCCTCGAAGCCGCCCAGCCCACCGCTCAATAGCAGACCATGACCACCTGCCAAGTCCACCTCGGCACCCTGCTCAAACGCCTGCGCCAGGTGCCGCGTGATGCGCAGCGCATCATCGAAACCGCCATCGACACCGATGCCAAAGGCTTCCTCAAAGACATCGTTGCCATCACCCCGCCGAGTATGGGAAGGGCGAACAAAGAATCCCAGCGCCGTGGAGAGAATGCCGTCCTCTCAGACGTCTGGCTCGTCTACGCCACTCCGGCCAAGCTCTACCCGCTCATCAAAGCCCACAGCAGTCCAGCCATCGCCAAACAATACTGGCACCTCCTCAAAAACCACCCCAGCCGCATTCCCCAGTGGCTCGATCTCAGCGCCCCCGATGCCGTCCGCCAAATGCAGAGCGGATGGGACAACGGACTCGAACACCAAAAACGCCGTGGCAGAAACGGCCGCGTCAAAGGCTCCAAACCCACCGTCCGCATCACCGAAGCCGAGATCCCCAAAGTCCTCGCCTACATCAAAGTCCAGCAGTCCCACGTCGGCCTCCTAGCAGCCGGATTCAAACCCGCCGCCGATGCTTTGAAAGTCTCCCTTCCAGCCTGGATTCGCCGCCATGGCAAAACCCTCGGCAGCATCCGCATTCAACGCGCCGTTGGCAGCTATGGCATCACCATCACCAACTCCGCCAAACACGGCCGCGCCAATGATCTGCAGCGCCGCATTCAGTTCGTCCTCCAAAGCGAGAAACGCAAAAAACGCCTCGCCACCCGCATCCGCGCTGAGATCCGCGTCGCCCTCCGCAAAAACAAACTCACCGACTAAGTTTGACACCGCACGCTCCATCACAGGCCATCGCCTTCTGATCCTCCTCATCCTCCACCGCTTTCTTTTATGGCAGACAAATCCCAAACCGCCACCGCCGTCATTCCAGGCTCCAATGCCAGGCGCAAAACTGTGACGCTCGCTGAAGCCGTCACCGCAGGCCAGCCCGGCTATCTCACCACCTCCGGCACTGCTGGTCTCGCTGATGCCAATGTTTTGGCCAAAGCCGTCGTGGCTGGTTACTTTGAGCAGGGCGGCGCTCCCGGCCAGAAAGTCAATCTCATCAGCGAAGACGACGACGCCACGCTTGGCATCACCACTGCCATTGGAGACATCCTCATCCTCTCCGCCACCCCCGGAGCCATCGCTCCAGCGGCCGACGCTGTGGCCGGCATGTATGTCACCGTTCTTGGCGTCGCCAAATCCACCACCAAGGTCAACTTCAAGCCCCTCGCTTCCGGCGCACCTATCGCCGCCTGATTGATTTCCCCTGTCTCATCGCCCCGCCCCATGCAGCGCCGGTGTCCGTCTCTCCACGGCACCGGCGCTTTCATTTTCACCCGCTGCCGCCATGCCCTCCCTCGCCCCCGCCGCCCACTTTTCCAAAATCTTCCACGACTTCCTCTCCAGCGCCGCCGCCATCACCTACGGTGCGCCCGCTCTCGCCACCGTCCAGCGCAGGCACCTCACCAGTGAAGGAGCCATCATCAATCCCAATCTCCTCGTCGAATGCGAAGCCAACCCCGAAAGCACCGATGAGCTTTTGATGCTCACCGTCAAGCTGTCCCTCACCGTCCAGCTTGGCACCGAAACCGGCCAGACCACCGCCGCCCAGGCCGAGCAATGGCTCAAAGCCTTCCGCGCCATCCTCGGTCAAGACATCGATGCCTGGAACGCCTGGGACATCT